AATTATTTTGAAAAATTATTTTAGATTGGTCAACACTACCAACACCCAAACCATCAAGATTAATTGGGTTTGAAAACACACCTGTTGAATAGGTTCTATTAGTTTTTTCAGTTACTGACTGAGTAAACTCAAAATTACCTTGCGTTAAACCACCCCCTTGAACTAATTGGAATCCAACTAAGTCATCGGAAAATGTTCCTCCGCCCGTTGCGGTTTGTGGTGGACAAGTATATTTTTTAATCGCCATTATTGTGTTATGTTTGTAAAGTTTTTACTGAAATCAATGTTATCCCCTCTATCTTCTCTAATTTCATAAAGTAGGTTATTAAATTGGTCTCTAATCTCATAAAGGTTGTATTGTTTGTAGATGTTATTGTTATTGTCATAAAGTGTGTAAATACCGTCATCCATAGATTTACTTTGGTTACCATAAAGAGCAATCGCTAATGTTGAGAAGTCATGTTCCGCCAATTCAATATCCAAAGTGATTGGGTTAAAAAATGTGTTAGTTATTATAATGTTTTGGTCAGGTTGTCCAATAAAAGGTGTTGAGTTAGGTTTATTAGTAGGTGCCGATGATGGTGATAATGTACAAAATATTAAATTAGTATTTGTGTCGGTATATCTATATCGTATCGCTTTTTGAGAAGTATTTGATAAATTTTGAACAACAGGTTCACAAAAGAAAGATGAGGTAATTAATCTAAAAAAATTAGGTATTTTTGTCCCATCAGAATTTAAATACTCAACTCTAAAACCAACTAACCCTTGATTAACAAATTTATTTCTATATTGATTCGGAACCGCATTTAAATCAATTACAATCCCTTTAACATTAGGTAAAGCTGATAAAACACCACAATCAAGTATTGTTGTTCTTATTAATGCGGGTCTAATATATAAAGTATAAATACCTATTTTATTAAACACATCTGACGGTAATGTTAGATTATATAAACCACCAAGTATTTCAACGTTGGGGTTATTAACATTCGCAGTTGCCGAATTGTTAAAATAAGGTCTTAATACTGTTTGTGCATCTAATTTAGTTAAAACAAAATTATCCGTTTCATCCCTAGATGGTGTATAATTTAAAATTATTTCAACATCTTCAGGTGAAACGTCAGCGGGTCTTATTGTACCATATGTTCCTGTTGCCATATTTCTTTATTTAATAAATATCAATTTTAAGTTTTTATTTAGTCATTAATCACATTAAAGAATCCATAACCATATCTTACCAATTCACCTATAGTATTAACTTCGTTCAATCTTATTATACGTTCATAAGCACTAAGCTTACCCCTATCAATAAACACGTTACTCTGTACCTCAGCCTCATCAATAACATTTAATAAAACTTCGTTTTTAGTTAATGCCGAACAAACAATATTTTCAGAAGTAATTCCTGAAGATTCAACAACAAAAACTGTAGTCCCATTACTATAATCATAATAATTAATGTCATTTATGGTATACGCAGTATATATAACATTAGGAGTGGTTTGACCCGTTCCCCAAAATGTTCCAATTGTACCTGAAGTGCCTGTTACGGGAACTCCCACTAAATAAGAACCCGCAAATAACCCACTTGTTGGTCCATATACTTGTAAACCTGTAACATTAGAAGTAGTGTATCCTGATATTATATTAGGTGAACCTGAAAAATTATAAATATCCAAATCACAATTTGAATCACCACTATATATGTAATCATAACTAATAGGTGTCGCCGACCAATTTCCACCTGCAGGAACAAAATACGCAACCCCATTTGGATTATCTATTGTAACATCCGAATATGGGACATTTACCTCTTTTTTAATTATATTATTACCCCATGGTGTTACACCTGAAACCGTAATTGTATATTGACCATTTTGAGGATACGTGTGAGTGTTATAATTAGGTGCAAAATTAGTTATATTTTGAGTTACACCGTCCCCCCAATCAACATGGTAAGTTGAAAACTGTAAGTAAGCCAAATTCTTATAATCGGAAGTGTTGTAAAAATAATATTGATATGGATTTAAAGTCGAGGATGAAAAAATAAAGTTATTGACAACTTCTTTTTGTAACACCGCACCATCAAATGCCGAATAATACCCAATATCAGTACAGGTTTCAGTTAATAATATTGGTATAGTTAACCCTGTTAATAATGAAGTACCATTAGTTCCACCAGATAACACTTCAGTCATTGATGAATACACATAGGTTTGACCTGTATAATGTTTAGTTACCGCACTCGTAAAAATGTCACAACAAATCTCAACTTGAAACTCATCTGAATAAGATGCTCCTGTGTAATTAACCAAAAATATATCACCTTTAATAACTTCAGGTGAAATTCTTATATTATATATTCTATCATCCATTACGGGTTAACATATTCATACCATTTTATGGGTGTATTAACCCCTAACCTATTACCCAAGTAATCAAATATTTTATAGGTTTTATTATCATAATCTAAAACAACTTTGTTATAGAAAAAATTCTCATTATCAAATACAAATTTATTAGGTAACGATGATTGAGGTACTGTCATCATTCTCACGTAGACACCTTGTTTCGCGTCAAAAAACTTAACTGTCATATAAAAGGTGTCAAGATTAATAAATGTTCTTGATTTTAACCAATAAAGGAAAAAACCTTCATTTGTTGATGAAGTCGTTGATGAACTAATATAATCCATGGTATATCTTGGTATGTTTATTTTAACATTCTGAATAGTTGATGATATATTAGTTAAAATGGTATTACATTTATACACAGGTAGAATTACCGTAAATGAATTGGTTTGATTAACCCCATCAGGTGAATTATAAAAATCTAACTTAAAAAAAGATTTAACAAATGGTTTAGTCCTGTAAAATAATTCTAGAGGTGTAAATCCTTCACTCGTAAAATTGACAACCCAATCATTAGCCGTTGAAGAGGTTACGTTAGTAGGAACACCCGAATAAAAATGAAAATCATATTTTAGTTCAGTTTTTTCATTATTACCATAACTCTCATGACCAAACCTAATCACCTCAAAATCTTCAGGTATACCTGCAATTACTTTAATAACCTCATCTTGATATACTTCAATACTATCATCCCTACCATAGAAATCCCAATTCATTTCTATCGGTATAGTTAAAGTTTGATTAACCCCTGGTACCGTAAATTTGTATTTATTATTCACAATTATCTGTTGTTGGTTCCGCAACTACGGAATTGTTTATTTGTCCATAACTATAAGTACTTCCTTCGCCAAATAATCTAAAGAAAATATTTTCATAAGGATAATGACCACCATTTAAAAATGGATAATCTACACCAACACCATTACTGTCAATAAAACCATAAGGGTATAAATCTTTCCATATAAAAGTATTATTTAAATTACTGAAATACGCATAATCAGGTATACCTACAACGTTTTGAGGATTACCTTCCTCAAGGTAATCAGAAAAAGTTCTAATAGTGATTGGATGTAATGGTTTATAATAATAACCCTTACCAGCATCACCAAATGGTGTGAAAGTTAATGTTTTTCCAACATTAAAGTAAAACGGATTAAATCTGAATTTATGATAAATATCAGAAATAACTCGTTCAGTTTGTTCAGAATCGTTCCACTCACAATAATCACCATCTAATGTATCCCCTTTACTTAATGGTTTAACATATGTAAACGGATTTGTCGGATTACCTGTCGGGGTTGTATAACTAATAATAGTAAAATTAGTATCTGAATTTTGATTACTATTATTCCACCAACTATTTGGTGAACTAGTATTCGCAGTTAATGGTGGGACATTAAAATCCCATCCTTGTTTTAAACCATAAAATCCACCTCCAGGTTTTTTTAAACCAAACGTCCAACCCATATAACCTTTCCACACGATAGTATAATACAATTTAGTTAAAGGTCTCTTTTTATTATCTACTAACCCATCAATATTAATATCCTCATTAAATGATAAATTATATACGTTGTTTCCTTCTTTAACACCAACACGTTTTTGATTATTAGCAGTAATTGGTGATTTAAAAAATTCTTTTACTTTGTTAAATATCAATTGTTCAAAACCTGTTTTAGTTATAACACAATCATCAACTTCAGTTATAACCTTATGTTTTCTAACATAATATTCGGACATAGTTTCGCCACTATTATTTATATCAATAATTCTTTTAAATGTTCCAACAACACCACTATTAAATGTTGTTCCTGTATAACCAACATCATATATGTTGAAAACGTATTCTTCCGTACCAAAAAACGGTGTACCTAAAGAATAAACTTGAAAGGTACTTGTACCTAAATAATCAAAATTCAATTTAACATATTCACCAGGTGACAATCCATGGGGTACAGGACAGGTAAAACTTATAACCGTTTGATTTTGGTCCATAACTCTATTAACAACAAATGGTATCCCATCCGATGCGGTCCAATTCATAACTGTTTTAGTTTCAGGGTCAATTGCCGACATTGATTTATTATAGATGTTCTCATACGGGTAACTAATATTTATTGACCAATTATAAGTTGTTGCACTTTTGTTCACAAAATTTCGGTGAACTGTACTTGCAGAATCAGGTGTAGTATATCCTGATATATCATTGTCATATCGTATAAAATCAAACTCATAATACTGAGGATAACCACTATATAAGATATTTTTTGGGTCAGTAGTACATTTTTGTCTAGCTAAATCATTAATATTAGTATAATACAAAGCCGACTGAAATGGGTAATATTTACTTGTCCCTTCATATAAATTTTCAAACAATAACGATATCTTAGATATCGGTCTAAACAATGTTGATTTTTGTCTTTCATCATCATAAAGTTGTTGTAAATCAATACTAATATTCCTATCAAACTCAATTATTTCCTTCGCAGTTTGAACTAAAGGAACTTGAAATAATAAGTTAGTGTCTGATGCCGATTTATATCTTAACGACCCTAAAACAACCCTATTTTCTAATCTACTACCCATTAAAATGTTATATTATCGTAGTCAATCCATTTTTGACCAAATTTATTATACGCAGTTTTTCCTTCTTTAGCACCAAAGAAGAAATGGAATGGTGCCCCTACAGTAATTTGTCTACCATCTTCACCACCACTAGTTCTATTCCAATATTGTAATTCAGCACTTGTATTACCACTACCATCAACCGCATATATGAAACCTTTAAAGAATTTTGTTTTAGAATTATTCGTAGTTCTCATATACCTTGATGCCAACCCAAGTCTGTCTAATTTTTGGTATCTATGTTTAACAAAACCACCCATAGTCACATCTTTAGTTACCCATTCATTAGTTTGTTGTCCAAAAATAGTGTCCACACCTTTCTTTTCTCGTGCCTTTATCCACCATTGATATAATGGTACTTCTTGTGTAAATACATTTATATCATCAAACGCACAATCTTTCTTCGCGGCAGTACCTTCACCTGTTAATATAGTTCGTTTAGGTGTTATATAATCACGTAATTGCATATCTGATTTATAGAATATACCAATAACATTTGGACCTTTTTGTTCTGAATATGAATATAAATCATTATTACTATAATACCCCGCTTCAAAAGGATAAACACCTACTTCAGAATTTATAGATAACATTTGTGCTAAATCACCATCAACTTTTTGATTATACTCTCTTGAATTAAAAAATGCTTTAACACCACCTATACTGAATCCATCAACAAGTCTCATAACAACAAAGAATGACATTAATTCACTAACATCATTATATGAGGTTGACGTTAATTTATCAAAAACATACCCATCAAACTCACCCGTAATACTTACTTGACTCAAGTACGCCTGTTTAGGTCCTAAATCCATCATGGTAGTTGGAAACAACAAATTACGTTCATTACCTTGTTTTTTCTTAGGTGCTTTATCACCTATAAATTTACCATCAGTATTATAAGGTGAACTTCTGTAGTAATAGTTATTATTACGGTCATCAAAATAAAATAAATCAGTACATTGTACGGAATATGGGTTAGCATTTGAATCAAAGAACAAATTAGATTTGAATGGGAACGCATATAAACTACCATTAACCCAATTGTTTGTAAATAAAAATGAAAATACACCTCTACAAACACCAAATGTTGTTGTATTTCTAGCAAACCATTCAGTAACATAACCACACTCAGCAAAATAAGTTATCAATGGTATATTAACTAAATTATAACAACCACCACTGATAATTTGTCTTTTACCAATAAAGTATTTATTACAATCATCCTTAACACCACCAACTTGTATTTTATTATTATTGTCAGTTGTATAACATGCTAAAGGAACCATATCAGGACACATTAATGAATCTAAGACCGCAGAATTACCTGATATTTCAAAATCCTCTTTTTCATTATTAGCAAAACCTGTACCAACCGAAAATCCTTGACTTTGACCTGTGGCGTCTATACCAAACGCTACAATACTACTGTTTTCATATAAAACAAATTCATTAGTACCATTAGTTAAAACCGAACTTGATGATGGTAATCTATCACTCCTCATCACAATTTGTCGATTATTACTACCTAAATTAAAATTAGTGGTCAATGTTGGGTATATGTTTGATAATAATGCAACAGACGCCCCACCAGCATTATATATACTATCAATATTAATAAAAACTGACGCCAAACCTGACGCACCTTCAATAATTTCACTTGGAATATAACCTCTACTTTGGTTTACAGAATTTGAAGTTACGGCAACTTTTTTACAAGTAGGTGGTAATAAACTTGACGCATCTGAATAACTATTAAATTCAAATGCAAAATAATTACCTGAATTAACCTTTAACCCATTTGGTCCTGGGTTAAAAAATTGATTATTAGAACTATCATTATCAATTTTTGAATAATATCTTAATAATCCAGAAGTGAAACCCGTGAACTGTGAAACACTTGGTTTAAATTGATATGATTCATGATATAATTTATTAGTTGAATATGAGTCGGTATCAGTATTATTAGTTATAGTATGTTTTACGTTTTTAAATGAACCTTGTATTGGAATATTTAAATGGAAATCATCTTCAACTACCACATTAGGGTTAACATCAAATGTTGTATACCCATATAGTTTACTTAAATCATATCTACATTTTGTTTTAGTAGTATTAGGGTCAACACCTCTAACTAAAAACACAATAGTATGTTTATCGTATTCTTGGTAACAATTATCAAATGTTCCCGTAACACCATCTGAAGTTGAACAATAGAAATCACCAAATGGTGCAAGACTAACACCACTTTTTTCAGCATAATACGTACCACCTTTAATATATCTTTGGTATAATGAATTTTGTAATGAGTTACTAGCCTTAGAATTATAATCCGCAACAGTTTCAGTATGTATGACTTGAAAGTACTCGATATCCATAGGAAATCTAGCATAACTACTATCTTCAGATAACCCTGTTAATGAATAATAACCACCAGCTTGTACCATATTACCACCCCCTGTTGGATTCGCATATGAGACCGTTTTATTATATGAATATATATTAGTATTAGGTAATAAAGAACCTTCGGTGTCACCCGTGATTGAACTAGTACTAAAGTCGTTTAATGTTGCACCTGTCAAATTAACATCTTGACTTAATAAAGGGTCAACAAATGTTATTAATTGACCTTTAGGATAATTCCCAGCATTGGTATCATTAACTATTAAACATATAACATTATCTAAATGCCATTTAGTCGTATATTGATTAACCGTACTATTAAATGTCACTTTAATCTGATTAACACCACCACCTGGGTTATTAGCTCCGTTATTGAAATATTTAGCCTTGGTATTAAACAAGTTCATTCTGTTGTTTAATGTTAAACTTGTACTTATAATATATCTATTAGGACTAATGTCGGGTCTTTGGTAAAAACCAGGAGGTATTTTACTATCAAAATTACCCGCCATAAAATCTTGATAATCTTCACTAACACACGCATAATTAGAACTTGTGATAAATTGATTTAACGCACCTGAAGTTCCTTGTTCACGTTGTTGTTCTATCAATGCTTGTAATTGTGGGTCATCACTATTTGGTACATCATCTTCTGCTGGTTTTAAATCAGCGTCACAATTTTCGCAATCAGGGTATGTCATAAGACATAAAGGGAAACGTATTTGTTTGTTAGCCTGTCTCATTGTCTTTGCAGTCCCTAACATACTCTTACCCGCATCTTTGATTTTGTCACCATAATTCCCCGCTTTACCAGGTAACCAACTAATTACAGTACCTATAACAATTAAAATACCACCAATGATGTCAAAAATTATCGAAATTATAAATAGAATTGTTGCGACAATTAATTTAACAATATGTGCAACTAATAATAAAACATAAATAATCGGTAACATGATTATCATCATAATCATATACAATGTATATATTAAATCAGGGTCATGTTGAGCATCATTAATTGGGAATTTTGTAATTTCACCACTACAATCACTATCAATAATACGTTTAATACCTACAAAACGTTTTTTATTAGAACCTTTCCTATATTCACTAATTAATTGAGAAACTGTATAAACCTTATTATATCCCATCAAATAAAATTTATCCTCACAATTAATTGCATCATTAATCATTTTTTGACCAAAGGTCGTTGTGTCATCCCCATAATCATCCCAATTAACAGAAAAACTATATGACCTTTTAGCATTAAGAGGGTCATTAAAACTTGAACCATTCCACCCATATTCCCTAACATTAGGCACCAAATAGTACCCTCGTTTAATTGGAACACTAAGTGATGGTGCTTGGTTCCATTTAACCTTAAAACGATATTTACCTTTAGTTGGAACACCAACTGATGGGTCAGGAGATATTACTTTTTCACCAAATTCGTTGGTTATTACATAATCCAAATTCATTGGTACATCAACCATCCAAGTACCGTCATCGTCAATTACTTGTCCACCATTTTCTAATTTAAAAATTTCTAAAGCGGGTCTACCTTTTTCATCAGTATCAGTCGTTTGTCTAATCGCTTGTATTTCACCTGAAGATGTAATAAATTCACACAAAGTACCCATATCTTTTTTAACTTTACAGTTACTTTTAATGGCGTAATCATCAATATCGGAATACATAGAACCTATGAATATAGCGGTTGGTTCTAATCTAATGTTAGATTCTTTAGTTATATCAAAATCTGTTCTAGTAATACCTATTCGACATAATTCAGGTTCACCCCACAATGGTTCTATTTCAATATTTCTTGTGAACGAAACTATTTGAGGTAGTGAGTCTAAGTTTGATGACGATTTAAATTTATTACCATCAACCATAGCATCAGTTGCTAACCCCATCTTAATTAAATCATTTGGCGTTAATGAAAATTCACCAATATCCGATAAATCCAAATCTACAAAAATTGTTTGAGCTCCAACAGGTACACCAAACAACATATAATCACCACTGTCATTTGTTGTTGTGGTGAATTTATAATATTTGTCGTAAACCTCAATTAATGGTGAATTGATTAAAACATCTTCTCTATCAAAGAATGTTCCTGTGGGGATATGTCCTTCATATGACGGAATATATGGTAATAAATTATAACGATATCCGTCTTCATTTTGGTTTGTAATAGTTTTATATGGGTAGATTTCTGAAATAATTGGATTTCCTTCATCCTCATCAGTTAAAGGTATAAATACCGAAACTTTAGCATTAGGAATACCTAAACCATTATTAATACTAATTCGACCAATAATAACACCATAATCTGAACATTGTTTGGTATATAATTGGTCTTTAAGTATTTTTAACGATAATATCTCAATAAAATCAAACTCTTGGTCTATTGTTACATTTATATTTTTGTTAACTCCAGGTGTTGTTCTTATTCTATAAGAATTTGACATAATAATCTTTTTAGATAAATAGTTTATATACTATTTTTAAAAATAGATGATTATGATTAAAAATAAATTATCAACTATAAGCAACCGTAGTTAAATTTTTGACTCTAACATTAATATCTTTATTTGGGAATCTAACCTGATAAGTTTGATTTGGGTCCGCAAATATTGTTTCATCAATTAATTTAATCTCTTTAGTTACATCATCGGCATATTGTTGTGATGTTTGAGACGATGAATATTGACCTCCAACTTTATTGAAGACTTTAATATCAGAAAGACTGATAACCCCATTTTCACTTTGGATAATTCTTCTTAATTCAGATACGTTAACGTTCTGACCCATTTGTCTATTATCGGGACTCATGAAATTAGTTACTAAGTTTACTATTTGTGATATTACCGCCCCCTGTGTTTGACTATTATCCAACACAACATCAATATTAAACCCTAAATCAATAACATTAGCAGATTCAATTGATATGTAGTCATTTATCATTCGGTAATTTGAGAGATAATTTGCAATGTTATTCTTTAACGTATTAGAAACGATTTCAGTTAAGGTACCTGATTCGTCATACGCCAAGATTTGTATCTTAATTTTGTTATTTTCTTCGGTAATTGCAACCTTAGCAGGTGCACCAAATTGTGATGGCATCGTTCTAATTAATGAATCATAATCATTAACCGTAACCGCTCTCTTTTGTGCCGAGAAGTTAAACGCAACTAAGTTTCTAACTTCTTCCACTGTAGGATAATTAGCCCCACCAATAGCGGCAGTTACGTTATTACAACTTAATGAATTTACAACTGTCGTATTTATTGATTCTGAAGGTCCGTTAACAAAGAATGATACCGTACCAATTTGTGTAATAACATTAACACCAACATTACTAACAGTACCACCCCCAACTCTATATTGTACGAATAAAGTTGAGTTACCTTTTAAAGTACTACCTAAAGCAAAGTTATTAGAATATTTGTACAAATCTAATTTAAAACCATTTTTAGCAAACTCTCTTAATTGTTCATCAGCCGATTGACTACCACCACCAAAAGTCATTTTTAAAAACCCTTGAGGTGTAAATTCAGAAATAAATTTAGTACTAGTTTGGATGTATTTACCAACTTTTATACCTGGTCTATCAGACACTTTAGTAGGGTCTTCAATAAACACTCTATCTTCAGCTAATGCACTCACTTCATACCATCTATTATCCAAACCTAAGAATTCTTGTGGTGTTGGGACGTTAGTATATTGTGTTCCATCTTTTAATAATACACTTGTAATACCTAAAACATTTTTATCAGGTAAAAACATTTCATAAAATGGTCTAACTTCGTTTGGTGTTATAACTTTTTTAAATACTTTAGTAAGACCATTAACAACTGTCTCTCGTTTAATTATGGTATAATTAAGTAATTTGTTATTTGAATCAAAATTAGGTATTTTTAATCTATTAGGGAAACCTTCAGCGTTTGTTGGGGATGCAAAATCAATATCATTAACAGTTTCAAATGATTGCCCCGCACCGTTAACTTGAGAACCTCTTCTCAA